TGAAATAAACGCATGTTTTACAATTGTTTTCAGCCATCGAGTGCCCTCTCACTTGTTGGTTAGAAAGCCCTTTAGTCCTACATGACTTTAGGGCTTTCGATTTTTACATGTCCTGAACGTGAGGCATACGTTTGTGTTCGTAAACAGTAGCTTCTGATGTGCCACCCTTCATTTCACCCAAACGCCCATCGTGATGACCCATGTGGCTTGCTTCACGCTCACCAATGCCATCAGCCTTACCCATGCCTACACCACCCATAATAGGCCTTTTACGCTCTCCTGATGTATCAGAAGACAATGCACCCTTGGGAGCTTTTTCACCTGACATGCCAGTTTTATAGGTCTCAGTATCCTCTTTAGGAACTCTGACCTTTTTCATGCCAGTCATGTCACTTGATGTAACACCCTTTGGCTCTTTTTCCATTTTTGGATAACCCATTTTTAAATCCTTGCAAGGTTTATGGTATGTATACAGCCTTCATTACCCTTTGAGGTTTCCCACTTCTACCATTTCTTCTGTCTCCAGTGTCAATGATGAGCTTCTTCCTCAATAGGGCTTGATACCTAGCTGTAACTGAACTATAGGGCAAATGATTCAGTTCTGCAAGCACTTCATCAGAAATACATCCATCTGGATGGCTTCTAATGACCTCCCAGACAAGTTTTTCTATGGTTTTGGTATCTACAGACACAGATGCCTCTTTTGAAGTGTCTGGAGCATCTTTTCTGACCAAGAACTTGGGAATTGTGCCAAAAGCAGGCAAGCCCATCATATTGAATAAGTCCATGTTTCACCTCAAAAAGGAATATTGTCATCTTCAGGAATGTAATTTGGCCTTGCTGTTCTAGGCTTTTGGAAGTCATCTTGTGGCTTTGGATCATTGATGTAAGCCCATCCATCCCAGCCTCCTTCCTTCAAAGGTGTACAGTCCAATTTGAGCATTGGTCCATTCTTGGTTTCAATCACTGATCCAATTCTTGTGTACCTGTTCTTTTTCATGCCCTCAGCATTGGTGTAAGAACCTGTGATTACGCTAATCTCTTTTAATACTTTACTCATTGCATTTGCTCCAAAATTTTAACTTTTTGCTCAACTTCTTCTAAAAACTTAGTAACTTCTAGCTCTAACATCTTTCCATAAACACTATCAAACTCCAATCTTTCTACAAAGATTTGTAAATTTGGTGTAAATCTTGGATCAAAACTCACAAAATCACACCATTTTCTACCTGTACAAATCATTTGCCACATCATTTGTGGGACATACTTAGTAGGAATCTTTCTGGTAATCAGGGTATCAAGGTGTGTGGCACTGTTTGGGCATTTGATTTCCACGAGACCCTCAGAACCAACCAATCCATCTGGACTAGCACCAGTCATTGCAATTGTTGGATGGTCAATAAAGCCTGTCTCATCCACAAATAGGCCACGTTTAAGCTCATAAGCCTGTCTTGCCAATGGTTCAGTAGCTGTTCCCCATTCCATTGCAGGGCTTGTATATGACTCTCCCTTGGTATTGGTGATTCTTTCCAATACGAGCTGAGTTGCATAGTTCTCTCTGCTTGCACTTGGACCTGATTTAGTCTTGGCAATAATGTCTGCAACTCTGCTTGCTGTGGCTTTTCCAAGCCTTTGGGCAAACCATGTGGGTGTACCTTGTTCAATCATGTGTTTTTCTCCTTTAATTTGGTTTCTATAGCCCTACCCATTTTTTGAAAATTCATAGTATCCATGTAAATGGCTTCTATTTCTTCATCTGTCAGTCCTACCCATTCACTTTCCCCAGTTTTATACTGGCAACCTTTTTTCTTGGTGTATCCACAATCTCCTCCACAACTAGGACATGGTTTTGAGTTAGTCATCATTATTTCCTTCACACTTCTCACAACTTGGGTGATCTGGGTCTCTGCAATCTGGATGCTTTAACAGTTCCCTTCTGTACCTTTCCTCACTAGCCTCAACAGCACTCCAATAGTCTCTTTCATATTCGTAGTCACTCACTAAAGTCATTCTGTTACCCTACCTTTCATTTCATTCTTGACTGCAATTACTCTGTCTTGGTGTGCTTTATCACTCTGGCAAGCCTGAAATGCTATTCTGTAACTAGCAACTAATTGCTCTTGATTCTGGGCTTCTTTCATCTTCTCAATCAGTTTGTCTAGCTCCTTAACATTAACATGACTCACAATCTTGGTCTCAACCTTTCTGCTTGCTTGGTTACCATCGTCATCTTCTGGAGCAATGCCACAGGATGCCATGAGGCTATATCTCCTTGCATACGTCAGAGCTGAAGCATACCCCTGTGGATCATGTTTCACAGCAGGAAAATGCAAAAGCCCACACTCCAACATCTCACCAGACTCATGGACAAATATGGTCTCCACAATCACTCCATCAGCACACTCAAATGTCTTTTGAAGTAAGAAGATGCCATTGTCATTTAAAGCATCTATAACAGCTTCCACACAACCAGCTAGGTCCACATACCTAGATTTGAAATGAGGGTTTATGGACTGCTTTAAGGCAGGATTAAAGGCCTTTTGAGCTTTGACTAAGGCAGTTGCAATGTTTTTCATAGTTTGTCCATTTCTTCATAAATATTGAGTTCAGTTACAACCATATTGACCACATCGTAAGGCTTGACATATAAGTAATTAGAAACTGCAACCATTGTTTCAATCAATGCGTTTAATGTTGTGCCCATATCTTGACCAATAAATAAAGACATAATCTCGTCATGGAGTTGGTCAGTTGTTTTTTGTTTTACTTTTTTCATTCTCTCTCTCCTAGTAATTCTTTTTCTAACCTTTGGATTTCTTCACGTTGAATGTTAATCATCTCGCAAAGTTCCTCAATCTGGCTTTTAAAATAACCTAACTGAAAGTTCAGCTTGTTGACTGGGTCATTAACGTAGGCTTGTGTTGCTTCTTCAGACTGTCTAATGATTTTGGAGGCATCCATTATGGTCTCCAGATAAACATGTCTAACAAAATAACGATCACTGCGATTAGGTATACGCATAATTCAGTCCTTGTAAACATCTTGGGAAGTGGTTTCTCGATGCAAGCCCCATACTCCATAGTATTGTGAAAGGCCTCGTTCAATGTTCTGTGATATTTTTCCATTTAGGTCTCCTGTTACTGTCAATGCTTGATTAATGATGTGGTTAGGATAGGGAACGCCAACTCTAACTTGGTCTAGTATCAAGTTGGCTTGTTCTTTAATCATAAGAATTATTAATTTAAAAATGAGTTATCACTAATAGATTCAAGAATACTTATTAAAGCAATGTATTCTCCATAGGCAACAATACGATCAAAATCTGTTCTATCTTTAATTTGATTTGTGCCATTAGTAGAAACAAATTTCCAAGTGTTTTCCATCTTAGTTACTTGTATTTCTAACTCATTGCGTAGTGCTTGTTTACTAAATTTAATCATTTCTAATCTCCTTAATTGTTGTTAGAAGATGAAAGAAACCAAACACCACGATGACGAACATGGTAACGACCAGATTCATTACGAAATAAATCAATAGCTTCATTAAAATCTAAAGCTACACATTGACCTAAAAAGTCTCTGTCTCTATAAACATCAAAATAATGTAATTTCATTTTTGCTTCTTTCTTAAAAGACCCTTATGCAATGTGCTAGGGCATGTATGAACTATAAGCGATCTAATATAGCAAAGCAACAACAATATAATTGACCTTATAGTTTACTAGGTTATTATGTGGCTTATAATGTACACATGGACAAAAATAAATTTATCAAACTTGCTGGCTCACAGGTTGAGCTTGGTCGTATTCTAGGAATAAAGCAATCAGCTATTAGCCAATGGAAAACAGTACCCCAGGCTAGGATTTGGCAACTAAAAGTATTAAAGCCTGAATGGTTTGTTGACTGACGTTTACAGATGTGTATAATTTTGGTTATTGCAGTCGAGTGCAATAAGTGGAAGCCATTTAATGATGTACCTTGCCCCCGCCAGGGGGACTCGACCAAGTTACATCGTTAAGTGGCTTTTTTTATTGTCTTGTTGTAATCGTTCTCCACACGATAGCAGAGCATTTGAATGGATGGCTTGGAGCAGAACACCGCACTCTGATACACCCCAGAGCAAAACGTGACCGAACTTGGTTTAGGTATCGGTAAAGCAATTGGTAACTCAGGTGGAAACTAGGCCAGTTGTATAAGGTGAATAAACCCGTCAAGCGAGCTTGGATTTGATTTCTACTTTTAAGATATAAGCAGACGTAAGCAGATGAGATTGAATTGGAGAGAGAGTGGTACTAACCACCCTAGGCATAA